GTAAACAGGGCGGCGAATGCCCTGCCATCGAACGGAACGGCCGTTGCCGCGAACAGGCTGGCAAATGCCCACACAATTAATGGTGTTCCCTTTGACGGAACGCAGGATATCAACATTACCTCCGGTATGACCGAAGCTGCTGCTGATAACAAATACGTTCGCAACGTTCAGCTTGGTGCCCAGAGTTACCATTCACCCGGAGGTAATGAAATGTCCTGGAGTTATGGCGCGCCTTCCGGTTGTATGCTTTCAGGTATTAACGTGCAGGAGACCGGGAGAAATTCAGCCGATAATATCGGAGGCGTTTATTACCGTCCGGTGCAGATATATATCGGTAATGCCTGGCGCACAGTTTCATCCGTCTGATTAAAGGAAAAGGGTGCGATAAGCACCCTTTACGTTATTCAGGCTTCTCCGGCCATTTAATGTCGTCAAATTCAGCTTTGTTTTTAATCGCTGGTAGTTCCATTTTTTTCACCTGACTGATGTATGCCATCCATCGGGTAAGTGCGGCTCTGTCTTCATCACTGATGGTGCCCAGCTGTAATTCTGTTCTCCAGTCATTAATTTTTTCATATGCCTGATTAAGATATGACTGGCGCATTGCTTCCAGTTTTCTTGCGTAGTTAACCGGAATACGGGAGATCACGCCATTATCAAACTTCCAGTTACCCGAAATATCAGCACCTTCAGGGAGTTCGTCGACTTCAACCACAGAGAACCCCGCAGGATACAGCGCCGAAGCGTCCTGTGATATTGAGCAGATAATGCCGCTGTCAGGTGTTATACAAAGTTTATATTTTTTTGTGAATAATGGCAGGGACTCGTAGAAATCCTTACCATCTTCACTCTGAAAATACTGTACATCATTACCATAGAGGGTGTTTTCCGGGTAATATCGTTTAACATTAATCAGTTGCATAAACATCACCATGTGAATCAATGATAAAAACAGGAATAATACTATCGCTATATACGGACAGGGGTTGTCTGAGATAACGCATATATCAGGCGCTGCCTGCCGTACGCCATGAGCCGTTAATTAAATACTTGCAGCGGATACCCAATTCCCATTAATACAATATTGTATCTGTCTGTAATAAACACGGTCATCACCACCACGCATTTCCCAGTCTCCGTCAGTCTTAAAACCGGTAATCACATTTCCTGATGACAGGGAGTAATTATATTCCAGTACGCCGCTTAATGCCTGCGCTCCCAGTCTTACCCCTGTAACATAACGCTGATTGGCCGTTGATTCCGGCATTCCTGACGTAATGTTTATATCCCGCGTCCCGTCGAAAGGAACACCATTAATATTTCTTGGGGTGGCGAGTCTGTTTGCTGCCACGGCGGTTCCCCCCGATGGCAGGGCATCAGCGGCCTTATTTACCGTTTCCCGTAAACCGAGGTTATCGATAAAGGCACTTCTGTTTGCAATGTCAGAACCATTTGACGCAACCTTAAGATATGACCCATCACTTTGTTCGCGACTATATGAACCAATATCTGCGCCGCTTTTCAGATAACGCCGATCACCTTCTTCTTTACTGTAAACCCCAAGGTTGGTACGGGCCGCAACTTTATCGGGTACGTCAGACAAATTTTTGCTTTTTTCAAGCGCACCAACATCTGTTGGTGAAAGCTTATCTTTTGTCGCCAGAGTCCCCAGCCCAAGAGCTTTTCTGGCATTCGCCTGAGCACCAGCTCCCGCATCCTCGATTTCTTTCAGGTTGTTTTTACGTAAAAAAGCATTGGCCGTAATAATGGCCTTGATTGCCAGTGTAAGCTGATTCAGCTTCATTTTATCTGGTTGAATTTTTCCTTCAGTCAAAATCGCAAGCAATTCTGCCTGAATGATATTAAGCCAGTCCTGCCCGATATGGCTGATACCTTTATTACCGTCGCCTTCCGTAAACCACTTAACTTCAGTACCCTGCGATGGAGCCAGCGCTGGCATCTCTGTCGTACCGGTATTGTTATCCACGAAATACATTATTCCGTCTCCTCATGCGACTTTTCGTAAATGTATAAAAACGTCTGCCAGGCCGGTTTATACCGGTTTAAAATGCATTCCAGCGCACCACCTTCATATATCCGCAGAGGCGTCAGAATGTGATCGAGCACATGCATGTGACGATACCCAACCTCGCTTTTTACGGTCACAATACTGATCCACTGCGATTCCGGTGATGGCTGAATATCAATCACATAGCCAAATTCAGCCGCAAACCGGATATAAAACTCGCGGTTCAGTGACGGCTTCATACGGTATTTATTCGCCGCGTATCGCTGGCGCTCCTGCAACGTTGCTCCTGCCATATCACATTCAGGCAACCCCAGATAACGCTCCCAGTCCTCCAGTAACATCCGGGATGTTTCCGGAAAGCGCTCCGAAAGTAACTGATTAGCCGTCCAGGATACACGCTCGGTGGCGTGACTTAGCCCAAGACATAAGGCTGACAACACGGATTCAGGACGTTTATCCCATGCCAGGCCATCGGGTAGGAGCTGCAACAATGCGCGCTGATGAGCTGCAAGCGTCAGAGCCATGTAATTTCTCCCACCGTCAGCAATTCAGCATCACCAGCCATAACCGATTTGAGGGGGCTGCGGACTTCAAAATCCTCAAGATTTTTCACACCTGCCACGGTTCGCCAGAATGAAGACGGAAGAACCAGGGCCCCCGGGCTTGATTCGTTATACAACAGGTCTGTCAGCGCCTGCTTTACAGCAGCCTGGTTCTCCGGCGTTTTCGGGACTATGCGGATTTCAAAATCCACGGGCTTATTCGTTAACTTAAAGACCTTTACCGTTGGTCCCAGTGGCTGTCCGACGGGTTGCCCCGTTGCTGGATCATCATGGCTACGGATATATTCCGCCACGCGCTGTACGTCACCTTCGCCGGGGAAAATATCAGGGTTGTTATCCTGAACAAAGGTCACTCCAACGCTGCCAGCCTGAGGCCATTCCGGTTTACACCATGCACGGGTTACCCCCGGAACTTCACGCGCCCAGCGCTCAAAATCATACTGCGTACCACCGGATGGTGGATTCTGTACACGAAACACCAGGCGGGACAGCAATTCCGGGACTGACTCAACATCCGCACCTCCGGTGATCCCCGTACCGGTAATGGTGGCTGTCTGATTTATACCCGCCTGCGGGGTGACGAACGTCAGGGGGGTACCTGCTGGGGCATTACCGGAACGACCTGCATTTTCCGCTTCAACCTGCACGGTCAGGGTTCCGGCCTTTCCGGTAACAGACCCGGTGATGCGGTACACCTCACCATCACTGCGCTGAAGTTGTACCCCTTCGGTCACCCCGGCATCTGTCGTCAGCATCAACTGGACGGGACCATCGCCACGTGATGCCGGTTTACGGATCACACCCCAGAAGGAACAGTGTTTCAGCAGTTCAGCCTCGTCTGCTTCTGTCGGAATAATCTGCCTGGCAATCCAGGCAAGGTGCTCATGCTCCTGCGCAGACAACCCGGCCTGAGCATATGCAATGGCATTTAATGTTGTTTCACTCACACCCGGCTGGGAACCGGGAAGACGCTGGCTGATATCCTGCTGTGTCTGGGTGATCAGTTGCGCCAGTGGCAAGGGCTGATAAGGCATCATTCCCCCTTAATATCAGCATAAAAAATCATGGGTTCCCGACTGCCGTCCGGCAGCGTGATTTCAACAAATAATGAAAGTTGCTCGTGCGCCGTTCGTTCAGCACGACACACAACATCCGATGCAACGCCGCTCTGACGAAGCCATGCCAGCGCCTCATCCGCATACGCCTGTGCACGACTTACCACCGAAGTAAGCGTTTTTTCCCGGCTCAGCAACCACAGACGGGAGCCTATGGGGTATTCCCGGAAGCTGTCACCCCACCATCCACGGCGATCGCGGGTACCATCTGGTATGACATCTGATGCCAGGGCTCGACGATCAGTAAACAGTGAGATAATCACTGCCGTCTGCAATGTATTGTCTGTCAGAAGATCTGCGCCATTCAGTTGCAGTGCACCATGCCCCTGTTTCCATATCACGGCAATATCAGCCATTTTCCGGTCCTCCTGTTTTACTTCCTTTGCCGTTGTCATGGTGCACATGTCCGGAATAGGTGATCCCCGCAATCTTGGCTTCAGACATAGTAAATGTGCCTTTTGACATACCGGTTCCATCGATCGCAAGATTGCCTTTCACATGCAGATTTTTTTCCACGATGACATCGCCGGTGAAGACCGTTTCAGGGGTATCAACGCTCACGCGCTCATCAGCAAAAATCTCAAGCGTCCGGCAGGTGATGATGATGCGTCCGTCTTTTGTCAGGCGAATGCGGTGCCCTTCGTAGTGATAAAGCCCACTGTCGCCGGAAGTCAGCCCGGATGGGCGGTAACGCCGGTCATCAACCACCAGAACAACGGCCTGATCACGCTGACCACCAGGACAGGCGAAGAATAGCTCCGCCCCCGGTAAGGGTACGCTGATTTGTCCGTACTGCTGTGGCCGTTCAACATCATCAAACGTTTCCCCCTCCATTCCGGTAAGCTGTACATTCTGCATTTTCAGCTCATCACGGATACCGGTAAGAACCCCCCGTCCAATCAGAAGACGCACCCCACGCATAACGGGGGCTATAAGGCGGCTGAAAACCTCTTCATTTATCATTAAAGGTGATCCCCTGTTTTTTCATCTGCTGATGGATAAAGGCATCCACGCCACCGGCATCATTTCCGCCCCGACCTTTACTGTCAGGCTCCGCAGGAACAATAAAACCATCACGGGGGGCAAGAATCAGCCGCGTGGTTTCGCCTTTTTGTGCGTCCAGGGAGAATTCAACCTGGCAAATCAGCAGATCACGCTGGTCAATACCAAACCGTGAAGCGGTAACGCGCGTCAGCAGATTAAGATCCCACAACGTGCCGTCTGAGCGGAACCAGGTACGCACCACGGCGGTAAAGCGGGAGGAACGGGCCACTGCCCGGCGCATTTCCCGTAATCCCCGCTGTGTGGCTCCGCTGGTATCAATGTGATGATCGGCGAGAACAATTTTCGGACGGTAACGGGTAACACCTTCGTCATTCACCACCCCGACCGGTGCAGACAGGCTGGCTGGTTTTGCGCTGTCACCGGATTTGCCGCCTCCGCGCCCGTGTCCTCTGATTCGGTATTCGCTGTAGCGCATACGGTGGTCATCGTTATAAATGGCCTCAAGCAAATTCTCACCCAGTACAAGCGTATCGGTCTGCTTGCTTCCAGCCTGAGTAAAAACCAGTTCACCCACAGCGTTACTGGTTACCAGAACCCCACGATGCCGTGCGGCTCGTGTGAGTGCATCCGCCACTGTTTCTGAGTTCTCAAGCGTGAAAGATGCGAACGGTTTCTCTGCCGTGACATCATTAACCTGCCAGCGAACGCTGATACCAAACGGCGCACACAAATCAGCGGCTATCTGGGCCAGCGTCCGGTTCCGCCACTGACTTCCCTGGTGAACAGCAGAGCAGTCAACCAGATCACCTGTTTTATCGCGGCCACTGATAGTAATTTGATAACGCGTGGCGCTGATACTCTGATTCACCTGATCCAGCCAGCCGCTGATGACTGTCTGACCGTTAATTTTCAGTGTCACTGACTGACCGGGCGAGATGATCGCCGGAACCGGTTCACCGGGGAGCATAAGGCCCAGCTCGAATGATCCCGCAAGATGTTCAAGAGAACGTCGTACACTGACCGTCACCCAGCCGGTAAAAATCTGGCTGCCAAGATACAGCTCCACTTTACTGTTCACTGATCACCTCCACAGTACTTCCCCCCGGCACAAAAAGCGGGTCTGAAATGTTGTTACGACGCACAAAATGTTGCCAGCGGGTGCTGTTTCCTGTTTCACGGTACAGGGTTACCAGTGCAGGTTCTGTCGCCCGGACGGATACCTGTACAGCCCCCGGCAGGGAGACCGCCCTGACCGTAAGATCTTCTGTCAACGCCAGGCGGGCATCCCTGAGAGTCAGGGCTGTGGAGGTATACCCCAGCGCAGACAAATCCATGACCTGTAATTCAAGCGCATCACTCAAATCACGGTTGATACGCTCAACATCTGCGGCACTTTCCAGCCAGACAAGACCGGCTGACTTCGTGTTATTACTTGTCCGGGCTGTTTCAAGACTGATTACCTGATCCAGCAATTTTCCCACTGTCTGAGCCTGAGACACCACGGCTGCACTCTGCATCACTGCCCTGAGAAGCCGGATATTTTGTTGAGCTGGCGGGGTAAGCCCAATCAGACGCTGTGGATCATCCTGTTCTGTCAGCGCATAACGCAGGGAGGATAAGGTTCTGTAGAGCTGAGGAAGTCCCTGTTCAAGGGTGCTCTGCATCACCACATCCAGACTCCCTGCGGGCAATTCGCCTCCACTGCCTCTGGTGTAAACCGTACCGCCATTCCCCCCGGAAGCACCGGTTACGGTACTGCCGGTATTCTTCCGGGTAAGGGAGAGCGCAGGGATCGTGGGTAATGCCGTCAGGGTGACAAACATACCCGCCAGTGATTCCGCCATTCGCTGCGGACTTGTGAGCAATGCGGTAACGTTACCTTTAAGCGCCGTAAACGTGGCCGTAAAGGCACTGATATCCTGCACAATCCCCATCCCGGAAACGGAATTTTCCAGCGCCTCAATTTTGTCACTGATGGTTTCAGCCATTGCCTGCACATCATGCATACCATCGGAAATGACGGTCCAGCCACTTGCCAGCGTACCAAACATGCTGTTCAGGGCTGCACCACTTCTGGCCTCCAGAAGTGCAGCCGTATCCTGGCTGGCCGTTGGCGCTGTTTCATCACTGACCGGAGACACATTAATTGTGAATTCAACAATGCGCTGTTCATCGGCGCTGTAACGGCTTTCAAAGCTGTTTATCATCACGTTTAAAGTGCCATATTCCGGGTGCATAAGTTCACCCGGCCCGGGGGCGCGAAGGGCATCCCGAAGACGGCTTCGTTGCGTGTGAACATCCTCTCCCATCACCAGTACGGTGAAGGTGTATTCCGGCAGTTTTGGCCCCAGATCATCTGCACCGCCCCGTTCCTGTAACGGATATTCCCGGCGAACGATATTACGCCCACCGCGTTCACGCTGTTCGCGAAATACCAGGAATGGCACACCGCGAAACGACCCCTTGCCGTCACCAGTGGACATAGTTACCTCCGTTCCAGACATCCACATCCAGCGAACTGCCGGAGGTTTCATTGATATCAATACTTCTTGCGCTCCAGCCATCCGGGGCAACCAGCTCCACACGGGCAGAAGCCTGTTCAGCGGCTTTTCCTCCGCTGTTATCGGTATCCCCCCGTAGTTTTTGCCAGGCTTCTGTCAGCCAGCCGCCGAGATAATTACCGAGATAACTTCCCACCGTTGAACCGATAGCCACGCCGACAGGTCCTGCCGCAGCTCCCAGCGCTCCACCGGCAATGCTGCCAGCAAGAGAGCCGACAGCCTCCCCCTTGTTGGTAGCACTGGCACTATCGTCCAGCAGGACAGGGGCGGCCATCGCCCCGGCCCAAAGGGCTCCACCGCCCAAACGACCGGCAACCCCACCGGCACGGCGGAAAAGGCCGGAGAAACGCCCCATACCCAGCCGGTTACCGGCGGATGAAAGCAAGCCACCGGCACGGCTCATCATGCGCCCGAAGAAGCCCTGAGGGGGTGAGGCTGGCGGCGTTGCCGGTACAGTAACAACCGACGTCACCGGGCGTCCGCGCCCCGGCCCGCGTCTGGTGCGTCCACGCTGACGTTTTCCTTCACCTCCGCTGATCACATCAGAAACGCCCCCCGCCATGGCACCGGCTGGCCAGTTCATGACATTTACGGGCTGAATGGCTGCGGGGTTAACCCCCGTCAGAAAATTCAGGAACCGACCGCCACGCCCCGGTATGGTTTCGGGAACGGTGGTCTGTGGTTTGCGGAAGGGGGAGGTCAGAACAGAAGCGGTGGACATGCCCCAGCGAAGCGGTGTTGCACCAAGACGCAGCGCACTTCCACCAACAGCCCTGACCAGTTTCAGTGCCCGGGTGGCCAGATACATATACAGCAGATATTTCGCAGCTGTCTGTGCACCACGAGCGATACCGTCCAGCGTATCGCCATACCCTGCATCACGCAGCGCCTGAAGCGTTTCCCGTACCTTCTGAATAGCCCGGTAAAAACCAGTTGCCGCATCACGGGCATACTCAAAGCCCTGATTCAGGGCACCCGCTGTCTGTGCCGCCAGTTTTTCCTGAAGACTGCTGGACTTTGCCTCATCAGCATAATCCAGAAAGCCTTTAAGGCTGTTTTTAAGGCTGTCAAAAGGTCCTTTGGCCATGACGTCACGGGCAAAGTCATCCCATACATCCCCCATCATGGCAGTCATGCCCGTCCAGGAGTTCATGGCATTTTTCTGTGCACCTTTTGCCTGTTCTGCCATGACCTGGAACAGGAGACGAATACTGTCCGGTCCCAGCTTACCTTTGCCACCCAGATCACGAAGTACTTTCTGATCAACTTTCAGTTTTTCAGCCAGCAACTGATAAACGTTGATACCGTAGCCCGTCAGAATACTGGCATCAGCCGCCTGAATTGCACCACGGGAATACATCTGTTTGAGCTGAAGGGATGCGCCCTGCGCGTCAGCAAGGGACCAGCCGTGATAGCCCCCCTGATCCTGAAGCATGGTGATAAAGTTACGTGCTTCCTTATCACTCATACCAAAACCACGGCTGGAAGCGTATTCCTGCATAACGCCGGCCAGCCCCCACGTGGTTTCTTTTGCATTCTGGACAGCCCACTTACGGACGTCTTCTGTTCTGGATGTATCACCATGATTGATGGCATTGAGACGAAGAATGTAATTCTCCATCTCTGATGCGGGACGAAGAAAAGCCTTGTTAAATCCGTACGCAGCCGCACCACCGGCCAGCATCCCGTAAAGGTTGCTGATACGTCCCAGCGTACCGGTAATACTTCCCTGAAGCCGGTCAAAATCAGAGGTGACTGAACGGATACTGCCACGGACTCCGGCAAGCATACGTTGCATACGGGTGCCAACAAGATCAGTTTCCTGACCGGCACGACGGGCTGCATTACCCAGACCACCCAGCCCCGACTGTCCGGAACGGGAAAATGCCCCCAGCTCCTGCGACCACTGGCGAGATTTAGCGGAAATATTGCCGAGCAGATCGACTATCAGGGAGGCTTTCAGATTTTTTGCCATCGTTTACTGCTTCGCTTTAAGGATTTTTTCCGTTTGTTGGCAGTGCCGGTAAAGTTGCGATAAGGGGAGGTTAAGCGCCCATTCCGGGCCGCTTTTCGTCACCATCCCCAGTACTATCGCCGCTTCTTCAATCTGCGCCCGACACTGCGCCTGCTCGCCCCCGGTCAGCCGCCAGCTTTCCGGCCATGGCTGTATCCAGAATGCCGACCGCCGCCATCAGACGGGACAGGTCACGTTCACTCAACTGCCCAACCTGGCGGAGGGATAACGGTCCCTGAATCTCACCGACAGCGGCAATCTGACGGCGCAGAAGTGCAATCCCCCGTAGAGAGGGAGACGCAATCAGCATCGGACCGTTACGTGTATCCATCACTTTCTCGGCTTCTGATTCAGCATCAATGCTGTCTTTCGCGGTCAGTTCCCGGAATGTGACACGGTATTCACGGCTTTCACCGCAGGGCAGACCATCCAGCAGATCCACATACCCATTAGCCAGTTGTTCAGTCAGACCGGCGGTGCGCGGATCGCCTCCTTCAAGCGCTTCACGAATGGCCTCCATGACGCCTTCGTCTGAAACCGCTGTTTTTTTCTTACGTGATGCCATAACTGCTCCTTACTGAACACGGGTACTGGTTGCGCTGGCGAACTTCGCAGAGATATCGCCACCACCATCTAAAGACGCGGGCTCCACACTCCAGGCTTTGGTCATCATATGGACTTCACCGGTATCGGCGACGAATTCAATTGTGACTGCGTTCCAGCTGTTGATTTCATCCGTTGCCGGCGAGCCTTCACCACCGGCCGGAAATTTGCATTCCAGCGTGGCCTCACGGGGTTTCTCCCGGTAACCGTAGACCTTTGCGCCTTTCACGGCTTCACGTTCAAAACCGGATGGCGAGAAGGTTGCGCCTTCCAGCGTGGCAAACTCCTGACCGTTCACACGGATGGTTGCGGTCCCCTGATACTGTTTTCCGCTCATGAATTACCTCACAAAATGAAACGGATCTGCGCGGCCATAAAGCGGAACTGGTTAACCAGGTCCGGTGTGCACAACACATCAAGGCGGTTGCGATCTGATGTGTTACGCTCCACGAGCAGATTCTTTTTAAAAGTGTCCAGGTTCTCGACCAACCCCTGATCGACCCATTCCTCACCCAGAGCAATCAACTGAAGCGTCATGATTTCCGGGGTTACAATATTCTGTCCCGCGCTCACCGGTGTGCCATTATCCGCCAGCTTATGGCGCGGAAAACGCTGCGTGATGAACGTTCGCAGGGAGTAACGCAGATATGAAAGGGTGTAGACGGTTTCCACATCCAGATAGCTGGGGTCATTGTCTCCATAGGCGTTCTGACGATACATCGTCACCTGACGTTCGATTTGCACCACATCACCGGTTGCGACGGTTACTGTAGCGATACCGCTCCACAGCAGGCTGTTTCGCTCTTCACGGGTCAGACGATCCGCTGCGGCGGGTGCCAGTCGGGGCGTGATGGCCAGTGTCTGAAGTGGACGTGCCGGATCCGAAGATAATGACGGTGCGCATGTCGCACACACCGAGGCTGCCCACAGATAATCGGGTTCCGGTGCTTTTGGAATAGCCGTACAGGTAGCAAGAAAATCGTTACGTTTTTCACCGAACGCCTGTACTTCTCCGAATGTGCCCGTGTGAGCCATCCAGATGACTCCATCGGACATTTTGACCGGTCCCCAGCGTTTCAGCAGTTCATCGCTGATCACCTTCAGGTTTGCGTCATCCTTATAGGGCATGACGATGTAGTTGTACTGACGATCCCCCATCCCCGCCACGCTGCGGGTGATATCCGGGTTTGTGGCCTTCTGTTTTGGAGATGTTATCTGCAATGTAAGGCCGGAAGGGGTGGTTTCACCGTCGTAATAGTTCACACGTAAATCATGAACTGAGCACTCACCGGTAAAACGGGCATTCACCCCCATACTGCCTTTAAGGCCTTCAGCATTATCTCCACTGACTTCTGCTGCATAAGCCGTGAATGGTGCATCAACATCGGCGTTAATGACCTTCACAAGTGCTTCCACAAGCGCTTTACCTTTTTGCCCTGTACCGACAGCCAGCAGATAACGGCGACCACCAATATAGACGCATAACACACCGTCTGCCGTCGCCGTACCAATGATATTCATCACACACGCCTGCGGCTGACCAGTGCCCGCCCCCTGGGCAATGGCATATAACTCTGTGTCGGGATTAATGGCGATGAATTCCGCCACCATCAGCGCAATCATGGAACCACGCCCCCAAAGCTCTCTTGCCTGAGATGCACGGGTAATACGTACAGGAATGTCCAGTTGACCGGAACCCTGTACGGCGGTGTCTTTCATGGCAGCCTGCCCGAACAGCAACACAGACTGACGTTGCGCCGGGGTGCCGGTGACGGCCATGGAATTATCAAATTCAATCTGTACAAGCGGGATGCGGTTATCATCCCCAATCTGATTAAAACTGATCATCAGAGCGTTTCCTCATCTGAGACTGCGGGGCCGGATACCGTGTCACTGTCCATAACCGGGTCGGCATTCATCGCCATGTCGTTATCACTGTTTTCTTCCGTCACGGCGGGAGCTTCACTTTCCGGCAGGCTTCCAGGCTGAATGACATCGCCGTCATCAAGACGCCGACACCAGAACGGCGTGAAGGTTTTTTCCTCCCCCTCCTGTGCCAGCGGGCGCATTGTGTCGGGATCACGAATCAGGCGTCCCGGCGCGGGTTTGATAAAGATGGTTTTCATTTACAGTTCCTCCGGCGGTTCGACCGCCGTTGTCGTGTTCCCCGGCAAATCAATATGTGCCTCAAACGGCGGCGTACCGGGCGGCTCCACAAAGGTTTCGTAATGACGCAGGAAGTCGTCCAGCGAGCTGATATCGGTCAGCGGTGCGATCATTTCCTCGCAGGAGAAATAAAGCGCATACATCACCGCACCACTGTTCGCCTGGGTTTCGGTGTAACCGTTGACCGCCTTTTCAAAGTAAAGCGGTGAGGTTTTTTCGGTTCTGAAGCCGTTAAGCACGGCAATCAGCCGGGCCACAATCTGATACAGTCCGGGACGGCTGGCCTCACGCCCGTTGAGCATGTCGCCGATGACGTAGAACACCCAGTGACTGACCAGGCGACCACGGGTACGGCCTTCACCGGCACCCAGCCAGGCAACGTAGATCGCCGGAGCGTTAATCAGCATGGTGCGCAGTACGCTGTCGCTCCAGTCGCCGGGATGCGTGTCAACAGACACAAGTTCATTCCCGAAATACTCACGGATACGGGCGATGTATGCCTGTTCGGTTTCCGTAATCATATGAAGCCCTTCTGGTTGCGCCCGAATACCGCTGCATCAGACTGAACCTGTGGTAAATCCCCGGATTCAGGGGCCGCACCGTTCGTATCCACACCTACCGGCACATTGCCGTTCATGACATCTTTCAGCCAGGCCAGCGCTTCACGGTAACGGTCACGCGCCTGATCGGAGGCTCGCTGATCGCACAGGTAATAAAAGGCAATCGCGCAACAGTGCTGAACAAGAACAGCCGGGATAACCTCCAGCGGCAGCGTGTAACGGGCGGACAGATAGCTGTCGATAAGGGCTGACGCATCTGTCAGCGCCCGGTTCAGCTTGCGCGTGTCCAGCTCATCCGAACGGGGCACTGCCAGTAACGGCCTGAGCAAATCCTCGCGGTAACGCGCCCGCATATCGCTTTCAGTGGCGTAATTCATGCGCGGGCCTTTTTCGCCTGTTTCGCTTTGTTACCGGTCTTTTTCCGGGGAGCATCCTGTCCGGCTTCGGCTTCGGCTTCGGCTTCGGCTTCGGCTTCGGCTTCGGCTAAATCTGTACCGGCCACTGCATGAACCACACCCGCCACGCTCCCCGCATCATCAGCAGGCGTCTGTAGTATTCGCACAGTGAGGCATGGCTCCGCCTCCAGTCGGGCAAGCTGCTCCGGGGTGACCTCAACCTGCTGACGTCCACGCGTGAACAGGAACCCCGCACGACGAAACGCCGAACGACTGCAACGCACTTCTGCCAGCACCGTGACAGAATTGTCACCACTGACCTGAAGACCTGAATCATCTGTTGCTGCCACAGTGTGATGTTCATTCATATTTGCCCTCCGCAGGGGCCGGGCCGTAAGCCCGGCTCACCGTTTACAGATAATCCGCGACAACCAGCTCCAGCTTGCCCTTCATCTCGTTAGAGACGGTGGCGTTTCCGTCTGCGAACAGTTCACGCTCCAGCAGCTGCACCGCCTGTTTTTCCAGCGAGGTGGGGACAACAATATGGGTGGGTTTGATGCCGAGCTTGCGGCCACCGTCAGCGGTAAATTCGCGCATGGCTGACCAGCCGTGCCACAGCGCATCCAGCGTCAGCGGTGACTGCATCATGTAGGCCATCTGCCAGAAGCCGTAGCCCACATTGCGACGGGCGGAAGCACCGAACACAAATTCGTTATCGGTGAATGCGCGACCTTCATCGACTTTGGTCTGGGCAACCAGTTCAGCCTTACGGCGATCCTGATAAATCAGCGGTTTGATTGCGCGTGAACAGTCGAGCAGATACCAGGCAGGACCGCTGTAATCCGCCTGTGCACCGACAGAGCCGGTTTTTGCCACAAACATATTGCTGACCATCTGCGCATCCCCGGAGCCATCCACTTTGGGGTAAACAGGATGTTCGGTATCAAAGAAGTTCTGGCCGTCATAGCAGGCCGCATTAATCCCGTCACGAAGAGCAGCAAAGACCAGTTCATCCGGTTGTGCCGCAGCAGCGCGCCCCATCTCCTGGAACAACGGGGAATAAATACCGAGGTTATCGTCTTCGAAGTCATCACGGTTAATGGCGACGGTGCCTTCAAAGGTTTTGTTCACGATGGCATAGCCATAGGCCTTCATCTTCTCGATGACGCGGGAGCCGATCCACTCACGGAACTGCGGGAACTGCCCCAGCCAGCCGTAGGTGTTGGATTTCGAGGTGGAGGGCACGGTCATCGCAATTTTTTTGTACTGCGACGGGGCCATGGACATCCCGGCCTGAAAATCAGAACGGTAGCCCGTCATCAGGGCGGTGATCATCGCCGGTGTAATCGGGGTAGGCATTATTGCATTTCCTCTTTCATTTTCAGGAATTCGGCTTCGGTTTTACCCAGAAGATGGGCGGCGGCGATATCTTCAGCCGACAGCGAGGCGGTGGCGGTCTTTTTATCCGGCACGGTCACGGTGTCGGTCTGAAGACCGGTCAGAGCCGCAACCGGCTGGCGGGCGTCAAGCTGCGCAGAAAGTGCTGCAACGCCAATCTGTTGTCCGAGTCCTTCCATGTATCCGCGTTCGCTTTTGAAAATGCGTCCTTCGGACTCGGCCTTATCCAGCAACTGCTCCAGCGTGGTGCTGCCGTGCTGTGCCGACAGCGCGACATATTCGGTACGCAGGGCGTTATACGTCTCAACGGGCACGTATTTCGTCAGATCAATACTGCCGCCAGCCGGTGTGCCTTTTGCGGTTTCCAGCTCTGCCGACAGACTGGCGACCTGTGTTTTCAGGTTGTCGTGTGCATCCGCACGGGTTTTGATCCCGGTGAGGGCAGACAGCGCCGCCGTGCCCAGCTCCGGCGTAAATTCGTCACCGTCAGCCACGGTCAGACCGAGCGCCGTCAGCAACTGGCGTAATTGCTCATTCATGGAGGTATCCTTTAAAGGAGGGTTTAAGGCGTTATAAAGGTCATCCGCCGACAGCGCGGCGACAGGATTCATGCCGGTCAGACCGGGGTCACCGGTAATAGCCAGCATCCGAAGTTCGACAGGTTCGCCGGTGTTCTCGTCATAGCCAATCACCGGTGAAAACCAGGGGAATTCGTTATTACGCAGATGTTCAAGGGCCGGAGGGTTCCACTTCGGGCGCACCTCGAAGCCACGCTCTTCACTGAAGCGGAAGTTTTCCGGTGAAGCCGTCACAAAACCGGCAGCCGGTGCCTGATGCCCCTTAATCAGGGTCTGGTGGTTGTAGTCAATTTTTACCGGCTGATTGAGCGCCACAACCCGGGATACCATGCGCTCAACGGTCGCACGGTTAATCAGCCAGCCTTCAGCCGGTTTTTCCGGGCGACCGTCACGGGCCTTTACCCGACCGGCTGGCATGATCTGACACCAGTCACCGTCCCCGTCTGCGGACAGGCTGATGGCATTCAGAATGGCATAAGCAAGTTTGGGCGTGTTTTTCGTCTTCATTCCGGCAGCATAAGCCGGGAATTTTCAGGGCGGGTTTTGCGGGATTTCAGGAAGTGCTTTCAGGGGAAAAATACAAAGGCGCTTCACGCAGATTTTAAAGCCCGTTAAATACAGGTTAGAAAATCACGACACGCGCCTGAAGGGGGTAAGGTAATGCATTTGCATACCTTAAACAATTAAGGCGTTTCTGTGGCCTTTTTAAAGCGTTTTCTGATTTCGTCCATGATCTCCTGTTCAGCCACCTCATCAAAGCCCATATACGGACGTGCGCCAATGGCTGCCAGTCCCGGTGGCATACCAGGCAGGCCACCCCACTGATGAATGGCTGCATAAGGTTCATTTGATCCAATCAGCGCCCAGGTATCGCCATAATCCGTGGTCAGGCGGCGGGCCAGATCGCCGTTCAGCGTCAGGATTTTGCCGGGCGTGTATCCCTTACGGGTACGCCACTTGCGGTAAGGATCTGACCAGTCATGCCAGCGTTCGCCGTCCGGCTCTTTTTCCTGTTCAAACGCCATTTCTGAGGATGACAGAAGGCTGGACGCCACACTGCGGGCCAGGTCTTTTCCGCCCCCCACAAACTGAAGCCGGGCAAACACCCGCTGGAGACGCGTAACGTCAACAACGACAGCGGCATCAATGGATGACATATTGCCTCCGTGAAACTACCTGGTTAAAATAAAAGCAGGTCGGTGTACTCTTAACTGGTAAAGCGGCGCCTGATGGTTTTTTCCTGAGGGATGTTTATGCGGGTTCGACCCCCGCCACCGACCTACAATTCACCCTCCAGTAATTCCAGCTTTCCACCGCGCAGATCATCAAGTAATGCCTCCTTTTTGACTCTGTAGGCATTAATCACCACATCCAGCTTATCCGGCTGACGTTTCACACTATAAGGCGCATTGACGGCAATCTTTGCCGTTCCGTCACGGGTTTCAGTGATGTAAAGCAGATTCTGATGGACATGATCCCACAGCACGGCATCAGGCGCGGCCAGCATTGCCGGTAATCGCCCGAAATCCTCCGGCGTCAGGGCAATGCCGTCATTCTGATGTTTCACGCTGTCCGCATGGAGCACATTTTTACCGCTCATCGCCAGCAGGCGGGCCGGTGGCGTTCCCGTCCGGCTTTCCACCGCCTGCGCAATACTTTCGGTCATAAAGCCCAGCGTGCGGATATCGTGACCACCTCGCCGGGTCTTCATGATGTTTTTTGCCCAGATGCGGAACGCCAGCTGCCGCTCCGGGCTGTTGTTCATCTCCTGAACCACCATTTCCCGTAACGCCGGGCTTTTCACCTCGATCAGTTTACGGATCAGCGCCTGGTCTGTGCCGAACGCCGCCGAACCGGGGTTATATGACCAGCCCACATCCGGTGTCATGGTTCTGGTGCCATCTGAATATGTGGTCACCGGCATTTCTCTGACTTCTCCGGTCTGCTTATCCACGCCAGCCTCAACATTGCGGGTGGAGAGATGATCCTGACCGGATGAAACGGATAACCCCATTGCATCCAGACGGGCCTGAGATAATGGCCGGACACGGCAGCGGCAGTTCCAGCCATTGGGCGGGTAGTGTGTATTCCAGAACGGATCGTCATAGCGGAATACCAGCCCGTTAAAGGCGGAATGTGCCGGGCGGGTGCGGCTGTCCATCACCGCCACATACTGCCAGAACGGATGCGTGTCCGTGTTGTTCATCATCTGCGTGTAACGCCCGGCATTGTAAGCCACACGGGTGTTCACGTTGTAAATCAGCGCCAGACGGCGGGGACTGCCCAGCTGCACTTCTTCCGCGTTACCGGCACTGTCCACCACAATCTGTTTTCCCCACCATCCCAGCTTTTGCAGGCGGGGTGTCAGCGTGCGAATAAATGCTTTCTGTGAAATCCCCTCATCAACAGCACGCTGCACTTCCGCCTGTAGTGTGGTCAGTACGTCCAGGCGTGCCACTTTTGCCGCCGTGAATGAACGGGCATGAACATCCGCGTCTGTTTCGAACCAGTTCCAGCTGATATGCGCCCCTTTGGCGCGGAAGTATGCCACCGCCTCTTTTGAGGGAAGCGTGGCGGCATAACCCAGATCAATCCCCTGTGCCATCCAGCATCCCCTTCATTTCCGCAGCAAACATGGCATCACTGAGCAGCGTCATCAGGCGGGAATCATCCATTTCACGGTAAAGGGCGGGCAGGTCTGCCAGCGCATCCGCCAGCCCCCGCGTTCTGATGGCATCAATGACCGGCTCCAGTAGCGGGTCGATGGCCTCCTGTAACCGGCGGGCAGGCACCGCATCCCCCATGTCGTCCAGTTCATCACGGGGGCTGCTTTTCGCTTCCGGCACTCGGGCTGACAGCGCCGTCTGCTCTGTCTTTTCCTGTGTTTCCGGTGGTATTTCCCTGTCAGTCTGAGCCGGTTCATTGCCACTCTGACGGACACGGAAGATGGCTTCGCCGGGCGTGGGCTGCGGAATACCCGTCTGCTCACGTATCCAGGGATCAGAAATATCCATCCCCGTACTGAGCTGCATCACCGCACTGGTGATTTTGGTGATATCCCCCGGTTCTTTTGTCTGGAAGCAGATACGTGGCAGACGGCGGATATCAATAGTGTGCGTGGTGTTCAGGGCGTACAGCGGATACACCAGATCGCGGTTCAGCGTGGCAGCCAGCTGACGTAAATCAGAATCCCTGATTTCCCGGCGCACCTCGTTATGCACTTCACCCAGCGAGCGCGCGCCTTTGTCTCCGGCTTCCGTGGTCAGCGTGCCGCCGAGGATAGCTTTGGAGATGGAACGCTCCCCCCACGAAATCATGGTTTCAAACGGATCGGCCTGACCGTTCGCTGCCGCCTGAAACTCCAGCGACATCCCGGCCGGGATGATCCCGCCTGTACGTCGCCCGATATCCATCACCGCCCGCATCAGGGCGCTTTTCTGCTCCGGTGTTGCCCCGGACGGGTATTTACCGACCTTCATCGGCAGGCCGTACACTTCCAGAAATTCAGCCAGATCGCGCACGGAATAGTTTTTGAAAATGAACGGCCAGATAAGCGTTCTGACAAGCCCCGTTGCGCCGCCGTAACCGGTGCGTGAACGTGACTGATGCACTATCCAGCCAAAGGGCTGAAACGCCACCCCGGCATGGCTGCCGTCACGCAGCCGCAGTTCGCTCAAATCATCCGGGTTAAGGCAGAAATGCCCGCTGTCACGCCAGCGGATGGCGCGGATGATGTGCATTTTACCGAGCATCCCGTGCTCAATCTCCATACAGGAATAGCCCTTCAGGATGGCATCGGTAGCATCAAACAGCATGGCATCAAACCAGTCGGCGGAATGCAGATATTCGTCGAGCATTTCCGCGTCCTTTTTCTCATTCGCGCTGGCGTTCGGTGGCGGCTCAATACTCCAGGGCACGCCCTGAATGGCAAGACGTCGCTTGCCCAGCTCTGCAAAAAGGTGGGTGTCCTTTTCTTCAATGTCAGCCGCCAGATCGGACTGGGCAATCAGATCGCCATGTTCAGCCCCGCGAAGGCACTGCGCCGCCCGGTTCGGGGTGATACCCGAGGCCGGATGTTCAATATAACGGCTGGCAATCTGCGGAATATCCAGCACGGCACTCTGCATCTCCGGGTCAAAGGAGAAAGGTTTTCCGTCAAGATCAATTATGCGTCCCACTACCAGCACCCCCGATCAAATTTATGATATGCCTCATCGTCATCACGATAACCGCCCTCCATGGCCCGCGACCGCTCCGGCAGCGCCTGACAGGCTGATTCATCCAGGATGAAGCCCTCCATGTATGACGCCCGGTTTGCCATACAGAGCGCCACGGCAAAATCACCATGGCGGCGGGCGTTCACAGCCGTTGCGTTCTGGTCCTTCGTACGCCCCTTGTCGATTTGCGGGATACCGTTCACCACCTTCACATGGCGCAAATCATCAAGCGTGGTCTGATGACGGGCGACGAGGATATTCTGATCTTCAAACTCGGCCTTCAGTTTTGGCATCCACTCGCCGTACCACTTCGGCGATAACATCACGCAGTCGATGATGTCCGGGCCAAAGGCCAGCAGCGCGGCTTCGGCCAGATAGCCGCCGTTACCGGTGGCATCGAACGCCGCGCCAGTCAGTGCCGGAACGCGGGTCAGGATGTACATCATCACCTGCTCCTGCTGGGCATACGGCAGGTTACGCAGCTCCACGCGAAACACCTCGCGTTTTGCCAGGGATTCGGTGATTTCCAGCAGCACAAAGCAGGACAGGTCACCGGTGCGGGCAAAGTCTTCCCCGAAGCTGAAGCGGGAACGGGGATTTAATTTCTCTAAAAGCGGTTTTAAATGTTCTTCACACCAGGTTAAAACCTCCGATTCACGCAGCCATGCAGCACGGCTGATGAAGTCGTCCGGGGCTTCAAACGTCAGAATCGGGATGTCGCGGATCATCGCCATTTCAATAAGCGCGTGAGGAATATAGGCACCGCCGGATTTTTTCGGGATACAGCCGTATTCCTCGTCGGCATCCTCACGGGTCGGGGCGTTTTTGTAGAGATCATCACGCCACTTCTGCTCGCTTTCCGGTGACCATTCGCGGCCGGTGACATAACAGATACGACGGTACAGCCCGTCCGCAATGGCATCATCCAGGGTTATGCGGTGGACGCTGTAATCCTTGCGTCCCTCGCGGGCTTCCTGAATGTACTGATTAAACAGATTATCGACGCCGTTATGCGTGGAGATAATACGCACGCGCGCGCCCCACATGGTAAGCGCCATTGCCGCCTTGAGAAGCTCATCCAGTGACTCGTGGAACGCGGCTTCATCAATCACCACATCCCCCTGAAGGCCGCGCAGGTTTGACGGACGGGAAGACAGTGCCTGAATTTTGAATCCACTGTTCGGAAAGCGGATCATGTAGGTCAGAATTTCTTCTTTTTTATCCCGATCCCAGAAGGTCTGCTCATACACATCAGCATCTGCCAGCTGGTTAAAGGCACGGGAGAACAGGGCGCAGGCAGAAATATATTCCAGCGCCATCTCCTGCTTTGACCCCACATAAAACACATTGCGGCCACCGCGCCGCTTCGGTTTTGCAGCGGTAATGACGTTACGCCCGGCTTCCGCCCAGGTAAGCCCGGTACGGCGGGATTTTTCCGCGATGCAGACCTCGCTTTCATCCTCAAACCAGCGGGCCTGATAATCCAGAAATACCGGCATATCACCGGGCAAATCAAGGCTGTCCGGCACATCCACGCCCAGCAGGGCTTTTTCACCGGCCAGATCAATTTTGCGGGTGGAGACGGTATTCGTCAGTAAGGGGGAGAGTTCTTCGGCGTTATTCATCAGACTTTACCCAACAGAATCCCCTTAATACGGGACTCAAGCTGTTCACTCATCCCGTCCACGCCGCGCAGTTCGTCGGTGACCGCGTTTGCCATCTCTTCAGCAAATGCGGCCCGGATTTCTTTTTCACGCTTAATGCTGCGCTCGGCGGCACTTTCCGCACGCTGTGCTGACAGGAGGATATCTTTGATGAGGCGCATATCCACGTCGCTGTCGCTGTTCAGGGATTCGGTCGCGGCACGCAGGCGGCGGTACATCAGGGCGCGGGACATTTCCAGAATCAGTGCAGTGGTTTCACCGGTCGGCTTGTCCCCCAGTTCGGCCATCATGGCTTTTGTCTGCTCGCGTAAATCACGCAGGTTACGGGCAATCAGCTCATTACGGGAGGCTTCCCGGCTGATGGCCGCCGGTGAAAGCTGCTGCTCTTCCGGCAGGCCTGCCTCGCGGATCAGACGGTTGATTTCCTCGCGGATCTGGATCTGCGTCAGACGTTTTTCACGCAGCATTTCCAGCAGCGGCTTACGGATGCTGTCGGGGAGCAAATCCACCTTGCGCACGCGGCCACGCGTCGGCTTGTCCATCGTTACCCCCTTGCGCGTGGTTTCTTCACACCCGGAACACTGGCGCGGCCTTCCGCCACATCCTGCCCCCGGCCGGTCAGCTCTGCGATGAAATAACCGTTAATCAGAACGCGTTTGCGCACCAGTCCCTGTTCGGTAAGCCAGGCAATGTGGGTGTGAACGGTGTCGCGGGACACGCGGTGACCGTAATCATCCAGACAGTCCTGGAGCACGGATTCACCCAGTTCACCGTTGTAATCTGCCAGCGACCGCAGAATGACCAGACGCTGATCTTCAGTAATGAAATCACTCATTGCGTTTTTTTCCTTACAGCCTGCTCCAGCAGCAGTTCGTTCTGATAGGAGACAGAGCGGAGCGTGGCGTTCGTGGTTTTCAGTTCACCCCGCAGGGTCACGATTTCCACATTCAGACGGTTGACCTCGGCTTCTGTCGGCAGTGACGACAGGCGGGTTTCCACCTTCTCAACGCGGTCGGAGAGTTTTTCAAAGGCCTCGCGGGGGACAAACGTTTTGCGCATCAGCGCCATGAATATCCCGCCAGCGGTTGCCGTCGCCGAAAGGATCGGCACAACATAATCTTTAACGATGCTGACCCACATGACGGGCCTCCATGATGTTCTGGCAGTTCACACAACGGATGGCATCCGGCACAGCAACAAGACGTGCGGCGGGGATCTCTCCGCCACAGTCTGCGCAGACACGTCTGCCCGGAGCATCCATTGCCCGGCACTTACGTGTCAGCCGGTTACAAAGGGCGCGTTCTGATCCCCGCTCCATCACAGCCTGAGCACGATCTGAATCATCCATAGCTTTTCCTTACTTCGTCTTTCCTGCCGGAACAGCAGGCGTTCCGGCCATATCAGTAAATTCATGTTGTCGCCGCGCCTCCAGACGACGAATACTGGCCTTGTCCACGTTGCAGTTCTTGATCACCGCCAGCAGTTGCAGGTTGTAAGTGACCGATGCCCCAAACGTGAACGGCTCCGGCGCAGGAGGCACCAGGCAGTCAGCCAGCCATTCAGCGGGGATCGGCACCGGCTTCACAGGCACGTATTTCACAGACGGCCCGGCGCACCCGATCAGCCACATCATCAGGAACAGGGGCAGAGGCCGCAGGCACTGCTGCCAGCGACCGGCGGACAACGCTCTGCTGCCCCTCGCTGTACTGAATGTTCTGTTGTTTTTCATTCGTGGCCGCCTCACTGATTTGTGAAATGAGGTGCAGGGTGTGCTGCTGATTTGCCAGCACCTGACGCGCTTCATCCCGCTCACGCACAAGCACCTGATTATTGTCCTCAAGGCGCTGCGTCTTCTGGTGCATTCCCCATATCGCGGCAACCAGTACAGCGATAATCCCCAGCGCCGCCATGCACGCCCCGGCAATCAGGGCCGGTAAGGCATTATTCACCGCAGCCACAGGACACCCCGTAACAGCAGTACCGCACACAGCAGCGCTATCATGAGCGGTCGCCAAAAGCGGTTCAGACTTTCGGCAAGTCGTAGCGACATAACCATTCATCCGCCGAACGGCGGGCCTCAAGGCCGGGGAGTTTCACCCCCTTTGAATAAATCCAGCGGATATACTGCTTACAGGACGCGGGCATCTGCCCGGCATTGATCAGGCGCAGAAGCGTGGAGTTGCGGAAGTTCGTTTCACCGGCCCAGAAGATCCACGAAGCCAGCGCCACCGTCTGACCACGGGTAAGCGGCACCTGAACACGCCGATCAATGGCCGCAAAGGCCCATTTCATGTCCTTTTCCAGCAGTTCCAGGCATTCTTCATCCGTCAGGGTCATACCCGGTTTCACATCCGGGCCGGTATGGCCGTAACAGATGGTGGGTGTACCGGTGGGATCGATATACGTGGAGTTTTCTTTCCCTTCCCAGTAACCGGTGTAATGCGTGGCAATCGTGAACGTCCCGGCACCGGCCAGAACAAGGGCAATCAGCTTTTTACGCAGTGGTGCGGGGAGTTTTGGCATTGTTACGCTGTCTCATGATGTTCTCTGAGTCAGCGTAACGGTGAAGGAAAGGCGGCAGGCTTTGCGGAATATCAGAAAAGTGGCGGTTGCGTTCTTGCCAGATGCAGACGGCGCTGTTCGCGTATGACGGTATAAATCTGGGTTTCTGACATCCGGTAATGGCGGCGAAGGGATTCAATTTTCTCGCCCCGGTCCCAGCGCGAAAATATCTCATTGTTTCGCAGCTCGGCAAAGAGAGATTCCCCGACCGGCAGGTAATAACCCCGTCCGCCCATATAGGCTGCCTGAGCCGCAGCCACCTTGCGTGCCAGTTTGCCGGCCAGTACCGGCTCAATCCCCTGACGCTGAAGTTCTGCGCCGGTGACTTCAACCAGTTCTGACAGGGTCCGCGGCCAGTTCTTTTTGAGAACATCATCAGGGATGTCATCAAGGCGGTCGATAAGGGCGTGCAGTTGCTCACTGTCACCACCAAACATGCTCATCTGAGTTTCTGCCATATCAGCCTCCGGTTCTCGCGTTCCCGGTAAGTTTAAAATAAAAATCCCGCGTTGTGGCGGGATTTGGGGTTAACGGGGAAGTGATTTTTCATACTGCCTGCAAACGGCGTCATACCCCATCAGCGTGCGTTCGGGCATTCCCATCGCGGCCAGCATTTTGCGGCGGTGCCATCGCTTGAGACGCTCCAGCACATCTGAGGCCAGGGCGGGGTGTTGCTCCAGCCACTGCCAGTTTGCCACACCTTCGCCGCCGTTTTGCGCGGCCGTCTGCGATTTCACCCAGCGGTTAAGGGCGGTTTCCGCACCATCAGAGATAAAGCCCTGCCGGTGCATCACCTTCCAGATGGCGCGAATTTTAGCGGTCACCGTACCCGGTTTTAAGGCCCGGTTAACCGGGTTCTGACGCACTTTAAAACCGCGTTTTTTGAAAACATCCAGCACGCGGGACAACTCATCCGGTGACATATCCCGGCAGCTGGTTTTGCCGGTGGCTGCCAGCAGCGCGGATGT